CTAGGTAAGGTTCCTGTTTGTCCTGCTTTATATTCAAATCCTTCTGCTTGTATTGGTAATCGAATGTAAGCTTGTCCTCCAAATAAAATATCAGCAGCATCATTTGTACTTGTACCATTATGAAAATAATGGATGTCACTAGAACCATGTAATGTACTGTCTAAATGCAGTTGAAATAATTCAACAATCGCAGTTGGATTGATTCCTTGTAATTCTGAGACAGGTACTGGCATTAGGGTTCAAATACCTCTTGAAAAGTTGCAGTAATAGTAGCTCTGTTTAAATAAGTAATTGATTTACTCCAGTTAGAACAAATCCATTTTCTTACAAACGATCCATCTAACGGAGTCCAGTCAAAACTTGCAGAATCATTTGCTCTTGCATCTAAAAATTCAGTAATTATATCTGCATCAGTTTCAGACACCTTCCAAGTTAATCTCCAAACTTTAGGATTTAAGTTCTTTGCCATTCCCACTAATAACCTTTGCTGATAACCATCACCAAACTGAACAGTGGTTGTCCTTGGAGAGTTTTGTTGACTTGCTCCGTATGTTGGAGCGATGTTAGGAAAGGTTGCCATTAACGTGTACCTGCTAAGAGTCCTCCAGGTCGTTTTTCTCTTATCAATTCAGCTTGAATTGCTGCACCTAGCATACGTCCTAATTCAGCAGCTTGCCCTTCGTTACCTTCCACTTCCGATCCAGAAGCATCAACATTCACCACAATATTTGCTCCTCCCATTGCATTATTTGGAACAATATTACCGCTAGAACCTGGGACAAATAATTCTGGGCCTTTCTCTCCTACAACATAAGGTGATCCTCCTTTAACTGGGCCACCTGCTGCTCTTCCAAATACTTTAGAGAAGAAGCCACCTGTCCCTCCTGTCATCCCTATCAAAGCAGCTTCAACACCGTAATTTAATAACGCATTACTAATTTTTCTAAACACATTTGAAGCAACCTCTCCTAATGTTTTAGTCCCATCTATTGCTGCATTAATACCGTCAACCAATCCATCTTTAATAGCAACTCCAATTTCTTTCTGGATAGCAAGAACTTCTAATTCTGATTGAGTTAATTTACTGTTTAAATCAAGAGTAATCCCTTTTATTTTTAAATTAGCTTTTATAACTTCTTGTAATTCTTGCTCAAGAGTTAGATCTTCTTGAAGCTTTGCATTTAAGTCAAAAGTTACTTTTAATATTTCTTTTCTTGCTGTTAATTCATTTACTCTATCTATATCATTATTTTTCTTTGCGTCATTAATTTGCCTTTGAAGAAGTAACTCTTCCAT